TATGGGCACATATTGAATGGATATGATGGAAAAGATGATGAATATAAAATTAATGGTATTTGGTATCACGTAATGAGACATAATTAATTATTTACACATTATTTCTCTTATGTTATTTTTTATATAAAATTTTAAATGAAAACAGACTGGTTATTTCAAGAACCGATAGATTTGGAACACAAACAATACGTCTTGTTAAATTATTTACAAAAAATCGAAAAAAATTTAAACAGTTTTAAACTGTACCCACAATTTCAAGAGATTTCACTTCATTTAGCAAATATTAATTTATTAGTTGAAAAAAAACAATATCTCACATTAAACAGAGTTTTAAAGGATTGTGATGATGAAATTTTATTATCAGATTTAAATGCTAATCAGTTACAAGAATTGAATGGAGAAGATTTATATGAAATATATAAAATATCTGAATATGCTTCTTCTAAATTAACTGACTGTTTTAATCATGCGAAGGCAATTTGGGAAATAGTTAATGACACAGTTTCAATCAACCCAATTCAAAACAGAAAAAACATAGAACAAAAACAAGGACTTTTTTATTTGGAATATAACGACAAAACACTTCTTTATGAATTTATTATAAAACCAATAAAAAGAGGGGTTATTGAAACAAAATGTCACATAAAAAAAGTTGCAGAATGTGACAAAAAAGATTTTGAAACAAAAATAAAACAAGTCAAAAATCCGCTGATAAAAAATTTACAAGAAGAAGAGGTTCATACTAACCTTATACTTTTTAAAGTTAACCATAATAACGCATTTCCATTAAAAGAAACATTACTCCCAATAGCCAAAAGAAAAATAATGAATTATATGGTTCAATCCAAAATAATTAAAAACAAAAGTTTGACTAATAAATTATGATTTATTATGTTTTCAAACAAATGGGATTCAATAAAAGATTTTTAAAAAAAGAAGGAATAATAAATAATGTACATAACATTATTAGATACCTAAATGCTGATGCAATATTTACTACCGATGATTTTTCAAAAAACGTGTTTGATTTATATACACAAGGGAAATCTGAAGAAGAAATTATAAAATATATAAATGAAAACAAAAATGAAAATTAGGTTGGAGTACGTTTGGCTTGATGGTTATCAACCCGAACCAAATTTGAGAAGTAAAGTAAAGATTGTTGATTACGAATCAATTAAAAACGCCTTGGCGATAGGAGTAAGTAAATTACCAATGTGGAACTTTGACGGTTCATCAACAAAACAGGCTGAAACGGGTGATTCAGATAGGTTACTCAAACCTGTTAGAATGTATATGTCAACGGTTTTTCCCGTTGAACTTCATACGGTTTATATTTTATGTGAAGTATTGAATCCTGATGGAACACCACACAAAACAAACACAAGAAGTTTATTGAATGATGAACAAGAAGATTTATGGTTAGGTTTTGAACAAGAGTATTTTATCCAAAGAGGATTTGGTGAAGGTATTTTAGGTCACGATAGAAGATTTGTAGAACCGCAAGGTAAGTACTATTGTGGTGTTGGTAGTAACGTAGTTGGTAGAAAGTTTGTTGAAAAACATACAGATATGTGTTTGGAATATGGTATTGATATTACTGGAACAAATGCTGAAGTGGCTCTTGGACAGTGGGAGTACCAGGTATTCTCAAAAGGGAAACTAAAAGGAGGGGATGACTTATGGATGTCAAGATATTTCCTTTATAAAATTTCAGAAGAGTATGGTTACGAAATTACACTACACCCAAAACCATTACAACAGGGAGAATGGAACGGTTCAGGACTTCACACAAACTTCTCAACAGAAACAATGAGGGAAGGTGAAAACTATATGACACTATGGGAAAGAGAAGAGTATTTCAAATCAATCTTTTCAAGTTTTGAGTCAAGACATTATGAAAATATTAAAAACTATGGTTCACAAAATGATTTGAGATTAACAGGTGAATATGAAACACAATCAATTGATAAGTTCAGTTGGGGCATTTCAGATAGAGGGGCATCGATTAGAGTTCCACAATCAACAGCTGATAAATGGACAGGTTATTTGGAAGATAGACGACCTGGTTCAAATGCTGACCCATATAAAATTGTTTACCAAATTATGGAAACAATTAAAAACGCAGATGCCATTTATAAGATAAAATTAAAAATGAACTTTGATGGAGATGGAAGTAAGCATAGAGACAAATTCACTGGTGTTATTCCAAACGATGAATTGTTAAGTGAGTATAGAAATGATGATGACTATGAAATGGGTGATTTAATGAATGGTTCTAAAAATAATGTTGAACCACAAGTTGGTGTTGATGTAGTACAAGAATATTTAGATGGTAAAGAAAATAAGGTAGACAACCCACTACCCGAAACATTAAAAAATGCAATGATGAACGCAAAAGAAATTTGACAATATCTATGTAAATTTTTATTTTTAAGTAAAAAATTATGGAGAATACACTAAAATACAGATTGAACGAGTTAAGACAAGAAAAAGAGTATGGTTATAAAAACCCTACAACTAAGATTGACTACAAAAAAGTCAATTTAAACCCACAACACATTATTGATTTGGTAAAAAAATACCCGAATGACACTGAATTGGGGAAAAATGTAAGGAGTTATTTAATTGATTTGGGCGTTTATGGAAAATAAAGAACAGGTTAACCACCCAAGCCATTATGGTGGAGAAACAAACCCATATGAAGCAATTAAAGTTATAGATGCTTGGAATCTTGGATTCTCACTTGGAAATACCGTAAAGTATATTTCAAGAGCTGGAAAAAAAGAAAAAGATAAAGAATTACAAGACCTTAAAAAGGCGTTGTGGTATTTGGTGCATCACATTAATACATTAGAGAAAAAATGATAGAAACAGGAAAAATATTAAATGGGGATTGTATTGAGGTGATGAAAACATTACCAGAAGGTAGTGTTGACTTAATTGTTACTAGCCCACCCTATGGTGTTGGTATTGATTATGATGTACACGAAGACGATGTACCATTTGATGAATATTTGGTATTTGCTAAGAATTGGTTAACCGAAGCATATAATCTATTAAAGGACGATGGACGAATTGCCCTTAACATTCCTTATGAAATCAATAGACAAAAAAAAGGTGGAAGAATTTTCTTTGTGTCGGAGATGTGGCAAATAATGAAAGAAATTGGATTTGGGTTCTTCGGAATCGTAGATTTGGAAGAAGAATCACCTCATCGTAGTAAGACAACAGCATGGGGATCTTGGATGAGTCCAAGCTCACCATATATTTATAACCCAAAGGAGTGTGTTATTTTAGCATACAAAAAACACCACATTAAAAAGGTTAAAGGAGACCCTCAGTGGAAAGGGACGCCGACTGAAATTGAACAGGAGGATGGAACCATAAAAAAGAAAGTTGTGTATGAAGAAACAGATAAGAAAGAGTTTATGGAACTTGTTTTTGGTCAGTGGAATTACTTTGCAGATACTAAATCACTCACCAAGGCAACGTTTTCAATGGATATCCCAACGAAAGCAATCAAGATATTGTCCTACAAAAACGATGTGATATTAGACCCATTTGCTGGTAGCGGTACAACATTAGTTGCTGCTGAAATACTCGGAAGAAGATGGTTAGGTATAGAATTATCACCAAATTATTGTGAGGTGGCAAAAACAAGGGTTGAATACTTTAAAACTTTACAAACAATACAAGAACTCCCACTTTAATAAGTGGGTTTTTTGTTTTGTATAGTATTTATATGATATGAAAATTATCATCACAGAAAATCAACTTGAATTATTAAAAAAAACATCTTTAACTGAAAGTGAAGAACTAAATCAGTATGATTTAACTGCGGATGAAATGCGTCAAGTTGAAGAACAATCAGAACAAGATGTTAAGGAATACTATGAGAGCTTAAAAAAAGAAGTTAAGGAACTAAGAAAAAGAGTTAAAATGTATAATGACTTTGATTGGAATAAACTAGATGTTGAAAATACAAAAGTGATTAAAAAACAAATAGTCCAGCCAGAAATAAATAAATTAAAAAATCTTGAGGAACAACTTTCTAACTTTAATTTTGAAGAACGAAAGAAAGGACGAATAAATTGGAATCTAACAAGTGCAGGAGGAATTGGTTTTGCAATAAGGTATAAAAGATACCAAGATGAGGCATTGAATAGAAATCTAACTAAAGAAGATATAATTGACTTATTTGTGACAGCACTTGAGGGGGGTTCAAACTACTGGTATCATATGGATTTACCTGACAACATTAAATCATTCGGGGACTCAACATCAGAAGCGATAGGTGAATATATCCTAAAAGGTGGATACATAGTATTCTACGATGTTGAAGAATATGATAGAGTATTATGGAATAAAGAAAAAGGAGAATATAACATTCAAGGAGATGTAGAAGATGAAAAATCTTTTAATGAGGATTTAGAAGAAACAAAACTTGGTTATGTTGATATGGATAAAATATTGGATACAATAACAATAATAAAAAGAGATTACCCTGAAGTTTGGGAAAACATTTTGTTGGAACAGGCAGATGCTGGAGACGCCGATGTTTTTCTTCAAATTTGTGTAATGGGTGAAGTAGTTTATGGATAATATGAGAAAATTAATTAAAGAATCTGGAATTAGAGATATTAACAATATCGCAAAAAGATACAAGAAGGCTAAAATATACTTTCACCAAGATTTAGATGGTGTTACAACGGCATTGGCAATGAAAAACTATTTGGAACAACAAGGTATTGAAGTTGTGGATGCTGAAGTTATACAATACGGAGATAAGGAGTTTTCAATTAAGAAAGCTGATGCACAAGGAGAAGTGATGCCGGTACTTGTTGATTTTGCACACGGAAAACCAATGTTTGTAATACATACGGATCACCACGATACTCAAGCAGGTGCAGAAGAAACACAATCTACAAGTTTTAGACATTCAAGATCTAATGTTGAAACCATATCACAACTACTATCCCCAAAAGAAATATTCCCATCAGATGATATTATGTTGATATCTATAGTAGATTCTGCAAACTTCGCATCAAATGAAATCACACCAGAAATGGTAATGAACTACCTATTCAAGTATGATAAAGAAGCGTCTTTGAGATCGAATAAAATGATGATGGGTTTAGTAACCAACAAACTTCTTTTGGCTTTTAAAAATAAACCAAGATTTTTAGAAGAAATTGTATTGAACGCTAAACCATCATTATTGAGTATATTAAACAATATTAGAAAACAGGTAGATGAAAAAGGTTATGCTAAACCTGAAGAGTTAGTATCAAACCAAGCAAGTTATATTGAAAAACAAAAACAGAATAAACAAGTTCAAAGAGTTGGAAATATTATAGTTCAATATGGTGGTGGAAGTATGACTAAGGCTGGTTCTTATGATAGATATACACCATTCAAAAATAATCCAGATGCTGATTTTATTGTGATTGCTTGGCCGTTAGGGTTGGTACAAGCTTCCTGTAATCCGTTCAAACAAGAGAGAGCTTTGAAAGGTGTTGATTTAGGTGAAATGAAAAACGAAGTTTTAAGTAAGTTTGAAAATGAATTAAAAGGAATGACAATTACATTTGGAACACTTAAAAGAATATCTGAAACAAAGGCGGATTACCAGTCAGTCGGATTTACTTTCAAAGATATGTTAGCAATATATGGTAAATCACCATCATTTAAAATTAATGGTAATAGTGACAACCTGATAAAAATATTAGAAAATGTGTCGAGTAAGTTATTTAAATCATTATCTGACAAACAAAAAGAATTATTAGATAAAGTAACAATAAATGGTTGGGATATAATTCAAGCAAATTCAGGAGGACATAAGTGTATAACAAACATTTCAGGTATGTCTTTTCTTTATAGTAAAAGAAGAAAAGATGACGACAACCTTTCTGACGATATGAAGTTAATTACCTACTATAAAGGAAATAATAGATTTGTTAAAGACATACAAGATAAACTTTCAAAATTTGGAAGGCTCTCAGATAAACAAGTTGAAATGGCTCTTGATATTATGGGTAAAGAGACAAAATCAGACACACCTGAAATTACTTCGTATGTTGAATTAACAAAGGCAATACAACAAGAGTTTGTAAATGTCTTGAATGAAAAAATTGAAAAAGGTTCGTTGAATGAAAGTAAAAACGAAACAAAAAAATATTATATTGATGACAGTAAAATCAAAAATGCGGGAAAAGGTGTTTTTGCAAAAAAAGACTTAAAGAAGGGAGAAAGAATAGGATTGTTACATACTATTAATAAGTTGTATACAGATTATGACTTTACTGAATTAGGTGAGATGCATAATCACAGCAACAAACCAACTTGTCATAACGAAAAGGTGGGTAATAAAAGATATTTAGTCGCATCAAAAGATTTGAAAAAAGGAGAAGAGTTAACCACAAATTATAGATTACAACCTGATTTAGAACAACCAAAAAAAGATTGGGGTTCTTTAAATGAAAATAAAATGTATAAG